AGGACATCCGTCGCAGGATCTACGAAGAGCAGAAGAATCAAATAGAGCAAGACATGGCACCATTTGGTTTCATTCTCAATGGTGTAGATGACGAAGAAGTAGTAGTAGATGAGAAAGGAAGTGTATGGTCAGTTGAGATGGACGGTAGTGACAGGGATACCTCTAAATGGAACACAGACGAGTATGGTGACGTTTCATATATGTGGGACTATCGGTAGAAAAGCTACTTTCCCTAAATATTTTTAGACAAATTGAAATTATTCATCAGGAGTACCAAGCATGGCTAGCACACTTCTCTCACCAGGAGTGGTAATTCAAGAGAGGGATTTAACCCTTGGATCCATTGAGACAGTAGAAGTAAACGTTGGAGCAATAGCTGGAGCTTTTACAAAAGGACCAGTTAATAAACCAGTTAGAATCTCATCGGAATCAGAATTACTATCTAAATTCGGTGAACCAAATGACAGTAACTATGAAACATGGTTCGCTGCCTCATCTTTTCTCGCATACGGTGGCGTACTTGACGTAGTACGTGCTAGTGGTGCTTCATTAAAAACTGCTAACGTAGGTGGAGTTTCACTTACAATTAACAGCGTAGAAGATTACGAAGGTAATTACTACGATGGTACAGCATCTTGGGACTATGCTTCTAGAAACATTGGTTCTGTAGGTAACTCACTTAAAGTTGTAGTAATCGACTCAGGTGCTAACCAACAGGTAACTCTTGCGGGCAACCTCCAGTCAGCTGGTGTAGCAGCAGGATCATTAATCCAAAACTCAGCGGGTACTAAATCTGCTTACATCCACAAAATTACAGGTGGTACAGTAGTAGATGTTATCTGGGTATCTGGTGGTGCTTGGACAACTTCTGATCTAGTTGATGATGGATCTAACCCTGATGTTGCTATCACAGCAGTAGCAGGATGGTATGATTCACAGATGATTACCCCAACCTTGAACTGGAATCAAGTGGCTCCCCAACCTGGCACTTCAGTACACGTTGCTGAACGCGGAGGATCAAACGACGAGATGCACATTGTTGTAGTCGACGTTGACGGTGGAGTAACAGGAACACCTAATACAGTTCTTGAGAAATTTCTATATGTCTCTAAAGCATCTGATGGTAAATCAGCAGAAGGTTCTTTAGTATACTATCCAGAGGTTATCCTCAACCAATCTAGTTACATCTACTGGGGTTCTCATGATAACGAGGACATTTGGGATGTATCTGGTAACGCTCTTGCTAACGCATCTAACGTAGGTGGAGTTTCAACAACAGCATTTGATATTCTTGGTGAGAAAGAATATACAATGACAGCTGGTGCTGACGACTTTACACTAACTCAGGCAGAGATCATCGCAGGGTATGATTACTTTGCTGATCCAGAAACAGTACAGATTGACTACCTAATCATGGGTGGTGGCGGTGCTACTGAGACAGAAACAAAAGCAAAAGCAAACAAACTGATCAGTATTGTGAATGCTCGTAAAGACTGTGTTGCTTTCATTTCTCCTGATAAAACAAATGTTATCGGAGTATCAGACAGCGGTACACAAACTAATAACATAGTTGAGTTTTTCGATTCATTCCCATCAACTTCATACGTAGTCTTCGATAGCGGTTGGAAGTATCTTTATGATCGCTTCGCTGACAAGTATAGATGGATCCCATGTAACGGTGACACTGCAGGATTGTGTGCTAGCACAACAGCAGCTGGAGATCCATGGTTCTCACCCGCAGGACTTAATCGCGGTGGAATCAAGAATGCTATTAAACTAGCATATTCACCTAAGAAATCTGAAAGAGACACACTTTATCAGAAGAGAATCAACCCAATCACTTCTCTACCTGGTCAAGGTATCGTACTCTTCGGAGACAAAACAGCTCTCGCTTCACCATCTGCCTTTGATCGCATCAACGTCCGTCGTCTCTTCCTCGTCATAGAGAAGACAATAGGAAATGCTGCGAAGGGAGTATTGTTTGAACTAAATGACGAATTTACTAGAAACAACTTTAACAATGTTATTGAACCATACCTACGTGACATCCAAGCACGTCGTGGTATCACTGACTTCTTAGTTGTATGTGATGGATCAAACAACACACCAGAAGTGATTGATAGAAATGAGTTCGTTGCTGAGATTTACATCAAGCCTGCTCGTTCAATTAACTTCATTACACTAACCTTTGTTGCTACACGTACTGGTGTTAGCTTCGAGGAAGTAATCCCAAGGAGAACCTAAACAATGGCAGAAACATCAGCGTTGGGCGTATTACAGTTCCAACAGAAAATTAAAGGAGCAGTCAGACCTAACCTGTTCCAAGTGAACCATGACTTTCCATCTGTAGATGGACTAAGTGTCAACAAAGAACTAGCAACTTACTTATGTAAAAGTGCTGCTCTTCCTGCATCTACTGTAGGTACAGTCGAACTACCTTTCCGTGGTAGAGTAATCAAGGTACCTGGCGACAGAACCTTTGAATCATGGACTGCTACATTCTACATGGATGATGCGTTTGAGTTACGTGGTGCTTATGAAAAGTGGGTAGAGTTAACAAACACAGTTGACGCTAACACAGCAGCTGCTAATATGAGTGATATCTTAAAGGATATTACAGTTACCCAGATGGATAAGTTTGGTGGTAGTGCTACAGGATTTAAGAACATCAGAGAGTACAAACTCATTAGTGCGTTCCCAGTATCTGTATCTCAGGTATCAATAGCATATGACAACAACGATTCTTATGAAGAGTTCGATGTTGAATTTGCTTATCAGTACTTCGAGACTGGAATAGGATCCAACACTATGCAAAGAGTTACTTCCGCATCCTAACTAAATAGTAGGTACAAGTACACAATATTATGGCAGAGTTATTCGGATTCTCGTTTAGGAAAAGGGAGAAGGAACTTAATAAAAATGCTCCTTCTCCTGTTGCCCCCACTAATGAAGACGGTGCTACCAGTTTCATTGCGGGAGGTTATCATGGAACCTACGTAGATCTAGACGGTAACTTTAAAACTGAGTACGACATGGTGGTTAAGTATCGCATGATGGCGATGCACCCTGAAGTAGACAGTGCAATTGAAGACATTATACAAGAGGCAATCGTCACAGATCAGAACGATTCGCCCGTACAGATAGATCTGGCAAACTTAGATGTCAGTGATTCTGTCAAAGAAATGATCAGAACAGAGTTCGATTATATTAAAAACTTAATAGGATTTGATACTAAAGCTCATGAAATGTTCCGTAGATGGTACATTGATGGGCGTTTGTATTATCATAAGGTCATAGATTTGAAGAGACCTCAAGATGGTATACTCGAATTACGCTACGTTGATCCACAAAAGATCAAGAAAGTTAGACAGATCAACAAGATTCCAAAGACCGCAGACCAGTTTCAGTCACTAGACTATGGTAAGGTAGATGAATATTTTATATACAACCCTAAAGGATTACGCAACACCTCCGCAAATAGTGGTATAAAGATTGCGAAAGATGCTATAACATATGTCACCTCTGGTATCCTTGATACTAATAAGAATATAGTATTGTCTTACTTACATAAGGCAATCAAAGTTCTTAATCAACTCATGATGATCGAGGACTCTCTTGTTATCTACAGGATATCAAGAGCACCAGAGCGTAGAATTTTCTACATTGATGTAGGAAACCTACCAAAGGTGAAAGCGGAGCAGTACCTACGTGAGGTAATGAGTCGCTATAGAAACAAACTTGTTTACGATGCTAATACAGGAGAGATTAGAGATGACAGAAAATACATGTCGATGCTCGAAGACTTCTGGTTACCCAGAAGAGAGGGAGGACGAGGTACTGAAATCACTACGTTGCCAGGTGGACAAAATCTTGGAGAACTTACGGACATCCAGTACTTCCAAACCAAACTTTATAAAGCATTGAACGTACCAGCTGGTCGTTTAGACTCAGAGTCAACCTTTAACATTGGAAGATCTTCAGAGATCATGCGTGATGAACTGAAGTTCACTAAGTTTGTGGGTAAACTCCGCAAGAAATTTAGTGAGATGTTCCAAGACATTCTTAAGACTCAACTCATTCTAAAAGGTGTAATCACACCAGAGGACTGGGATGATATGAAGGAGCATATACAGTACGATTACTTATATGACAATCACTTTACAGAACTTAAGAATATTGAAATGTTAAATGAGAAGATTAACCTAATCACTGCCATGGAACCATTCATGGGACGTTACTTCTCAACTGAATACGTACGTACAAACATCTTAGGACAATCTGAAGTCGAGAAAAGAGAACTTGACGATCAGATGACCGATGATATTTCTTCAGGTAAGATCATTGACCCATTAGAAATGACCGCCATGGATCAAAAAGCTATGGATGATGAAAAAGATAATGCGGAACTTGATAAAGAAATGAAGAAGGCTCAGATCAAATCAACTAAAGAAAAGGGTACTACCAACCCCTCTGGATCTACCAGAACCCCTGCTAAAAGTGGGAATGGTAATAAATAACATTACGTAACGCAATTATTATGACTACACCACAGCGAGATATCGTTGATTTGCTTTGGAACGACGACCAGGCTGATGCTCTGGGAAAACTCAAAGACATGCTACAAGTGAAAGCTGCTATGGCAGTAGACGCTAGTAAGCAAGGTGTTGCTGACAGGATGTTTCCGCATGTACCCGATGAGGGTGAGGTGGAACCTGATCCAGAAGCACTAGAAAACCCTACCGCTGAATTAGAGGAACCATCTGATGAAACTGATAACGGAACAGAACAATGATATAGAGGTTCTTACCGAAGAAAAAGACGGTAAGAAATCAACTTATATCAAAGGAGTATTCTTACAAACTGAGATCACCAACCGCAATGGTAGAATGTACAAGTTCGATACCATGAATCGTGAGGTGTCAAAGTATAATGAGGAGTTCGTTAACAGAGGTAGAGCTTTAGGTGAGTTAGGTCACCCAGAAGGTCCTACACTTAACCTAGATAGAGTGTCACATAAGATTGTTGAACTTTACCCAGAAGGAACTAACTTCATAGGTAAGGCAAAACTTATGGAAACACCCATGGGTAAAATCGCTAAGTCATTGCTAGACGAGGGCGTACAACTGGGAGTCTCATCTAGAGGTCTCGGTTCAATCAAGAAAGAAGGTAGTTGCTCTGTGGTAGCAGATGACTTCATTCTATCCACTGCTGCGGATATCGTAGCAGATCCTTCAGCACCTGATGCATTCGTAGAAGGTATATACGAAGGACGTGAGTGGGTCACTGTAGATGGCAAAGTCAAGGAGCGTACAATCGAAGAGATTAAGGCTGCTATTGACAATGCACCAAATCCACAAGAACTTCAAGAAAGAAAGATTTCCGCGTTCGCGACTTTCCTAAGAAGTATATAAATTATAAATAAAAATAGTAAAATTACCGCAGATCTTATTTCGTAGGAGAAACCATGTCCACAATAGATGAAAAATTTGAGAAACTCATCGCGGAAAAGAAAGCAACTGAAGCTGTAGCTGAGGAAGCATCTGAACCAAAAACCGAAGTTTCTGAAGACGCAGCAACAGGCAATACTGCCATTACTGGTGGTGCTGTGCCACAACAAAAGTCAGACTTAAAGAACGATGCCATTGAGGTAGGTGGTTCTTCTAAGGAAAAACCTGAAGGTCCTGATAACGTTGGTAAAAAAGCAGCAGCTCCTGTAGGAGTAGAGAAAGACAAGACCTTGAAGATGAAACCATCTGGTGCATCATCATCAATGCCTGGTGCTTTATCAGCTAAAATCTTTGACGACGTGGAAGTCGAAGGAGAAGCGGTTACTGAAGACAGCAGTGAAGACATCGCAGCAGTACTTAAGGGTGCTGACTTAGATGAAGAGTTCACAGAGAAAGCAAAGACTGTCTTTGAAGCAGCTGTTGACGCAAAGGTCACAGCAAAGATTGACTCCCTTAAGGAGCAAGCAGCTAACAAATTCGTAGAAGAGATCGACACGATCAAAGAAGAATTTGCTAGTCGCGTAGAGAATTTCCTCCAGTACGCTTGCGATGAGTGGCTCAAGGAGAACGAACTTGCTGTTGAGCAAGGTCTCCGCACTGAAGTCACTGAGACGTTCATGGAAGGATTAAGGAAATTGTTCATCGAATCAAACATCAATGTTCCAGATGATAAACTGGATCTTGCTGCTGAGATGAGCGAGAAAATAGATGACATGGAAGACCGACTTAACGAACAGGTTAAGAAGAATGTCGAACTACACGAGGTAGTGGGTACCTATCGTAAACATGAGATTTTGAGTGAACTTACCAGAGGTCTCGCAGAGACACAGAAGGACAAGTTCAAATCCCTTGCCGATGCAGTCGAATTCAAATCTGATGAGTCGTATCGTGAGAAGCTAGGTCAAATTAAGGAATCATACTTTGGTGCTCCAAAGGCAGAGACCGTGACTGAGGTTGCTTCAGAAGAATCTGCACCAGAGGCAGAAAAACAACTTGAATCAATTAGTGAGAGCATGGCATCATATGTCGAGCAACTTGCTAAAAGGATTTAATTCACTCTCTTAAACTAACATTTTAAAATGTTCAATACAGAAAAACTACAGGAGAAGTGGAATCCCGTACTAAAGCATGATGGTCTTCCTGAGATAAAGGATAACTATCGTAAAGCGGTTACCGCACAACTCCTAGAGAACCAAGAAAGGTTCATGCGTGAGGAAAAGAATATCCTCACAGAGGCACCTACTAACGCAGGTCCTATCAACACCCCTACAACAGGTAGTGGTGCTAACTTCGGTTTCGACCCAATTCTAATCAGCTTGATTCGTCGTGCTATGCCTAAGCTTATTGCTTATGACATCGCAGGTGTTCAGCCTATGAATGGTCCTACTGGATTGATCTTCGCAATGAGATCACGCTACGTTAACCAGTCAGGTAACGAAGCATTCTTCGACGAGCCAGACGCACAGTTCTCTGGTACTCAAGGTGGTACACCTCCAACAGCAACAACTGAGAAAAACCCAGGTTTAATCAACGATGCTAGTGGTGGCGGTACAACTGAAGGAAACTATGACCTTGCTTCAAGTAAGTTCGGTACTTCAGAACTTGAATCATTAGGAGAAGGTACTTCTACAGCGTTCATGGAAATGGCGTTTAGCATAGACAGAATTGCTGTTGAAGCTAAAGGTAGAGCACTAAGAGCAGACTACTCAGTTGAACTTGCTCAAGACTTGAAAGCAATCCACGGATTAGATGCAGAGCAAGAACTTGCTAACATCTTGTCTAGTGAGATCCTTGCTGAAATCAACAGAGAAGTTGTTAGAACTGTTTACACAGTTGCTAAGTCTGGAGCACAGAACAACGTAGCAAACCAAGGTGTATTTGACCTTGACGTTGATTCAAATGGAAGATGGTCAGTTGAAAAATTCAAAGGACTGATGTTCCAAGTAGAAAGAGATGCTAACGCAATCGCACAGCAAACTCGTAGAGGAAAGGGTAACTTCATCATCACATCTGCTGATGTTGCTAGTGCTCTTGCTATGTCAGGTACTCTTGACTACTCTTCAGGTTTAACAGGTGCTGGCGGTCCTTCCATCGGTGAAGTTGATGACACAGGTAACCTACTTGTGGGTACAATGAACGGTAGAATCAAGGTTTTCGTTGATCCTTATTCAGCAAACGTTTCTAACACTCACTACTATGTTGTAGGATACAAAGGTACATCACCTTATGACTGTGGACTGTTCTATTGCCCATACGTTCCACTCCAAATGTTAAGAAGCATTGACCCATCTACCTTCCAACCAAAAATTGGTTTCAAGACTAGATACGGTATGGTTGCTAACCCATTTGTTGTTCAGTCTAATGGTACACCTGATGCTGAGGCATTAACTCATGGCATTAACCAGTACTATAGAAGAGTTAGAGTTGCTAACTTAACTTAATATAAACACAAAGTTTGGTACAATATGATACTAAATTGTGGAAAACACCCCAACATTGTTAGGGGTCACACACAGGGATCCTACGGGATCCCTTTTTTTATGCTTAAATAGTAGTGTAAGTAAACAGAAACGTATGAACGGCAGACTAGATAAAGTCGCCATGACCAATCGACTCATGCAACTCAAAAGAGAACTGCATTACAAATGTGAGATTGGGGAAAAAGGCAAATGGGAATGTAATGGTGCAAACGAGTACCTAAACAAAACCTTTGATATTCTAGATGAATATTGGCAATGAATCAATCATCTGTTATACTGTTGCTATGCTTATCACCTATAGTGGTGATATTTCTCGTAATTAAAATTTCACTGTGGATAACTGAAACCATGAAGTTTAGTTCAGAAACAGAAAAATTAAAACGAATGCAACATGGTCCTTACATTATCTGGGATGATGAAGAGGATAAAGATGAAAATTATTAAAAACACATCTAAGAGGAAATTCTACATGTTATCAGAAGTCTTAAAGGAATCACCAGTAAGTGATTACTTAAAACCTAAACGTGTCACAAGTCCTGCTGTGAAGAGTGCGTATAGGAAACCTTATTTACAAAAAGAGAAAGAAACATTTACAAGAGAAGAATGTGAAGAGATGATAGAATTTGCTATCAATCAGCACAATAGAAATGCTGGTCAGATTAGTATGGTACTAGGATTTGCATTCATGGCACTGTTTGCCGATGGTCTGTTTAGAACTCTGGGACTGATACCTCCTTTCATGGGTATTGATGTAAGTATTGTACAAGACGTAGTAGAAGCAATTAAAGAACAAGTAACAAGTCAATTATAGACACCCTAAATACTAATGTATATTAGGAATTATAATGTCTGCCCAGTGGTATAAGGAACAACCCACAAATAGAAATTTTTTAAATCCAATTGGATTTCTTCTCAAACTAGAAAAGTTTGATGGGGTAGATTTCTTTTGTCAAAATGCAAATGTTCCTGATATCCAAATGCCAGTAACAGAAGTACCAAGTCCCTTTAGAAGTATCCCCATCATACCTGGTGGAGGAGTTGCCTTTGGGGATTTTTCTGTAACTTTTATTGTGGATGAAGATCTGAAAAATTATAATAGTATCTACAAATGGATTCGTGACAATGGTAACGCAGATCAGATGGCAAGAGAAACACCAGAGAAAGATATACTTACCAACGGACAATTACACATAGTAACGAGTCAATATAACCCTGCATTTATAGTAGAGTTTAAAGATATATTCCCAGTATCACTGACAAATTTGCAATTTGATGCTACAATAAGTGATGTAGAGTACATTACTGCAGAGGTAACATTTAAGCATCAGCAGTTCTTTATTCGTGATAAGAATTTGAAACCCTTATGAATTTTGATTCGCTTCGTAATAAATTTGAAAAATTAAGAAAAGTTGTAAAAAAC